AGGGGGCTCAGATGCAGGGCAAGGGCTTCTACGCTGCACAAGCTGAGGGTACGGGTAAGTTCTACCACTCTAAACTGGCTCATGGGCAAGGACCTAGAGTAGTCTCCAGTGAGCGTGGCTCAGTAGAGGTTCCTGCCTGGGTAGCTGATACTCTGGATTCTAACCGGTTTTTCTTCTCCCCTAAAGCCCAGGGTGATACTTCAGTGCATGTCATAGACAACATTGTAAGTGAAATGCAGTCTAAGATAAAACGCTTAGTGGCTGAGAGGAAAAGCGGTAAGTGGGACCGTAATCCGAACAGGGAGCTGTTAGACAGGCATATAGCTGACGCAACTAATCAGCTAGAGCAGTTCAAGCGTGTAGTCGGTAAGGGTGATTTCCAGGTAGCTCCTCCTGCTGGTGGATTGTACAAAATAGACATACCGGACGAGGTTATACCTGATCTGCTTGACTTGGACATATCAATAAGGACCCAATCGCAAAACGTCCAGGACAGGCTGAACAAAGTATTGGACAAGTACAACCCAAAGGACCCAGGATCATGGAGGCCGGACAGCGACAGCAGCTATGGTATAGCGCTGTCTGGCATACGGGATGAGGTAGGGTCTCTAAGCGCAGGGGAGTATTACAAGGCCTTACGACTATCTCTAGGCGACGATGAGGCAGCTAGGTTACTGGAAGAAGTCGGCATACCAGGAGTGAAATACCTTGATGCTGCATCCAGGATTGAGGGTGAGGGTACTCGAAACGTGGTTGTATTCGCAGAAGACTTATTGAAAAGGATAAAAGTATTGGAGTTGATGCAATGAAGACACCTAAGCAAGAAGCATTCATCGAAGCGTACTGCCTTACGGGTAATGCGAAGAAATCTGCCGTTGTGGCGGGTTATTCTGAGAAGAGTGCCAAGCAGAAGGGGCATGAGCTTAAAAAGCAGTTCGCTACAGACATAAAGGAGCAGATCGAGCGTAATGTGCTCGATGCAGCCCCTGTTGCTCTATCCGCTATGCGTAGACTGGCTGAGGATGCGACCTCAGAGAGCGTCAGGCTGGCTGCGAACAAGGATCTGCTCGATAGGGCTGGTTTGAAGCCGACAGAGCGTATAGAACAGAAGATAGCGCATGTAGAACAGGCTTCCACAGATGAATTGAAGAGAGAGCTGGATGCGCTGGTTGGAACAGAGGATATTGACGAAATACCAGAACGGTTGAACTGATGGCTCACGTTAATTCCGGCTCTTTCCGTGATGAAAGAGGCAAGATATACCTCTGGCAGACGGATAAAGAAGGTAATCCAGTAAAGAAGATAGGAGGCCCTTACGAGACAGAGACAGATGCAACTAGAGCTAGTAAAGCTGTCTCACAGAGGGTGGGAGAGGCTCCTGTAGAAGATTACCAGAAGTATCTGGGCAGGAGGAAGGCGCTTGGAGGCCTACTGGACTTCTTTATAGATAAGACTTCCACACAGGCTGATGAGCCTCCGCGCACTCTAATACCGGAGCCTGATGTGGGATTTGTGACCGATGTAAAGTATGACCCAAAGGCGTATAGAGTCCCTGTTAATCCTGATCCAAGTCGTTACCCGGCAGACATATCTGGAGTTAAGTTCGGTACTGCTCTCCCAGACAGGGTGGCAGTAGAAGACATGATCTTAGAGGCTTCCAGCCTCTCTGGAGTACAGCCAGAATACACTGAGGGGCATAGGACAGAAGAGCAAAACAAGTTAGTAGGCGGTGATCCAGCATCAAAGCATTTACAAGGCCAAGCGTTTGACTTGGCAATATCTGGGGATAAATCCAAGGATGAGGCTTATGCAAGAGAGTTGCGAAGGTTATTTGGTCCGTTAGGGTTTAGTGTAGTTTTGAAATCAGACCACGTTCATCTACAGACACCTCCTCCCGGCGTAGAGCTGTTGCCAAACTCATCCTGGAGGTAGCTACCTATGCAAGTGGCTACAAGGGAAGGTCTAGAAAAGGCGGTTGAGATAGCCAGAGAACTCCGTAAGAGGGAGCGCTACAACCGAATAGAATTCTACGACCCATACCCATACCAGAGAAAGTTTCACGAAACAGGCAGTTATGCTAATCAGAGGCTTCTGATGGCTGCTAACCGCATAGGCAAGAGTTACTGCGGTTCTGCTGAGATGTCGTTTCACCTGACCGGGCTGTACCCGGATTGGTGGAAAGGAAGAAAGTACAGACAGCCTATTACAGCGTGGGCTGGTGGGGTCTCTAACGAGACTACCAGGGACATCGTTCAGCATGAGCTTTTGGGTTCCCCAGATGACCCGGAAGCGTTTGGTTCCGGTACTATACCGAAAAACTATATAATTAAGACCGAACGGAAACCCGGTGTCCCTAACGCCAAATCGGTCGCCCTAATCAGGCACGTTAGCGGTGGGAACTCTTCTTTATTCTTCAAAGCCTATGAAATGGGTCAGGAAAAGTGGCAGGGTAGATCAGTAGACTGTATCTGGCTGGATGAAGAACCGCCACGGGACATATATTCACAGGCGGTAACCAGGACACTCGACAGACAGGGTATGGTCTATATGACCTTTACCCCAGAGAACGGTATGACAGAGACTGTTGCATCGTTTATGAATAACCTAAAACCAGGGCAATCCCTGAATAACGCTACCTGGGACGACGCTACAGAGTCCATACAGAGCATGAAGGGTGAGCCGGGGCATCTCAATCATGCTGTAATGGAGCAGATACTAGCCTCCTACAGTCCACATGAGCGTGAAATGAGGCGATATGGGCGTCCTTCCATAGGCTCAGGACTCGTATTTCCTATAATGGAGGAGAAGATAATAACTGATCCCTTCAAGATACCAGGCCATTGGCCCAGGATATGCGGGATAGATTTCGGGTTTGACCACCCCACAGCTTGTGTTTGGGCTGCTTGGGACAGGGAAGAAGATGAGTATTACATTTACGACTGCTATAGACAAGCAAAGGCTCCGCCAGCAGTTCATGCTCAGAATATACTCAATAGGCCCAGCTTTATCCCCGTTGCTTGGCCCCATGACGGCAATAGACGAGATTCTATGGGTAATCCTGGTCTAGCTGATCAGTAACGTAACTTGGGATGTAACATGTTACCCTTTATCTTTGAGAACCCACCTGCTTTAGGTGAAAAGAAGGGCGGTAACTCCATAGAGGAAGGTATCATGTTTATGTTACAGCGCATGGAAGATGAAAAGTTCCATGTTTTCGCTACCTTGTCAGATTGGTGGGAAGAATTCAGGATGTACCACAGAAAGGAAGGCAAGATAGTACCTTTGAACGACGACTTGATGTCTGCAACACGTTATGCGATAATGTCGATGCGTTTTGCTGTTTCGGGTAAAGACCCGACCTGGACTAAGGACTTACACTACAGAGACTACGGAATTATTTAATGGCGAAGGAAAAGATAACTGAAGACGAGTTAGTTGCTAGAATAGACCAAGAAATTACAGATTCTCTTGGTTATGGGGACGAAGTGTCTCTCCAAAGGGAGAGAGCTATGGAATACTACTATGGTGAGCCCTTTGGTAATGAGGTTGAAGGCCGCTCCCAGTTCATAGACTCTACAGTTCAGGACACAATAGAGTGGATAAAGCCGACACTGATGCGTATATTCGCATCCGGTGACCAGATGGTCACATTTAATCCTGTTGGTCCAGAGGATGTGGATTCTGCTAAGCAGGCCACTGACTATATAAATCACATATTTATGAAGGACAATCCCGGATGGGAGATCCTTTACGCTTGGTTTACAGATGCTCTCCTACAGAAGAACGGTATCGTTAAAGTCTGGTGGGATGAGAGCGAGGAATGGAACCGTGAAGAATACAAGGGTCTAGATGAAATGGAGCTTCAGTCTCTTATATCTGATCCTCGGGTAGAGGTTATAGAGCATACTTCTCCAGGTATGGAGTTAGACGGCTCATACTCAGAGGGAGAGAGTGAAGGACACCACGTAGTCATATCCAGAGATATGAGCAAAGGACGGGTACATGTAGAGAATGTACCGCCTGATGAGTTCCTTATCTCCCGCGCATCTAAGGCCATACAGGATGCTCGTTTCACATGCCACAGGGTTAAAAAGACCCTGACTGAGTTGCGTGAGATATACGGAGACCTAGACCCGGAAGATCTAACCGGTGGTATTTACGGAGACCATGAGTTCTCCGGTGAAAGAGAGTCCAGGTACGTTTTTGATAACTCTGGTAGTGCGGGGTTTAACAACGAAACACCCTTTGGTTCTGATGACTCATTAAGTGAATACTGGTTACACGAATGTTTCATGCGTGTTGACTTTGATGGGGATGGCATCGCAGAACTCAGGAAAGTTTGCCTCGTAGGAAGCACTGTTCTAGCTAATGAAGAGATAGACCGTATTCCTTTCGTTTCCCTAACACCTATTAGAATACCGCATAAGTTCTTTGGATTGTCCGTTGCAGATCTAACTATGGACCTTCAATTAATTAAGAGCACCCTGATGCGAAACCTCATGGACAACATGTACAACCAGAACTTTGGTAGGTACGCAGTCCTTGAGGGACAAGCGAACTTGGATGATTTGCTGACACAACGTCCGGGCGGGATAGTCAGAGTAAAGTCCCCTAATGCTGTTATGCCTCTGGCTACCCCCCCACTTCAAAACTATTCATTCCAGATGCTGCAGTATCTCGACAGTATAAGAGAGTCACGATCTGGTGTAAGCAGCAGCACCCAGGGATTGAATGAAGATGCGCTAAAGAGTCATACGACAGCCACAGCCGTAGCACAGGTTATGACTGCTGCTCAGGCTAGAGTGGAACTGATTGCTCGTAACTTTGCAGAAACTGGTGTAAAGGAACTGATGAACGTCATTTACGAACTAGTCCAGAAGAACCAGGACAAACAGAGAGTAGTTCTTTTGAACAACCAGTGGGTTCCGGTAAGACCGGATATGTGGAGAGACAAGATGGATTGTTCTGTATCTGTTGGTCTTGGTCATGGCAACCGTGACCAGCAACTGATGCACCTGTCCAGTATGCTGCAGTTTGCAACACAAGCTATGTCTGGTGGGCTAAGTATCGTAACAGAGCAGAACCTATACAACATGGGCGCTGCTCTTATAAAGAACATGGGATTCCAGAACGTACAGGACTTTCTTACAGATCCAGCACAGGCTCCTCAGAAGCCTAATCCTGACCAGGATATAAAACAGTCTGAGCTTCAGCTGAAGAAGGGAGAGCTGGATGTCAAGATTGCTGAAGTACAGATTAAGCAACAGAAGCTCCAGATGGAAGCTGCTGAAGCGCAAGTGGATGCTCAATTGAAGATGGCGGAGATTCAGATTGAGCGTGAGCAAAAACGACCGGTGGCAATAGGAGCAACATGACCGACGAGTTTAGAGAAGCACACGCAAAAAGATTACTGGAAGATGAACTATTCACTGAAGCATTTGATGTACTAAGAAAAGAATTAATGAATCGCTGGGAAGCCAGTGGTTCAACAGAAGTTGAGGCCAGAGAATCAATATGGCTGGCAATGAGACTGCTTGATAAAATTCATGGTCATATAACGTCCATTGTAGAGACAGGACGCATGAGCAAGATTTTAGAAGAGCAGCACCCACACATTTAAGAGGATTTTTTATTATGGCGGATA